GGCTGCTGCTGCCGCCGAAGGCAACAAGTCCCCGATTTTCAAGGGCGGCTTGGGCATGTACAACAACGTGGTGCTGCACGAAGCCAAGCCGGTGATTCGTTTCACCGACTACGGCGCAGGCGGTGGCGTGGCTGCTGCGCGTGCCTTGTTCATGGGTACGCAGGCTGGCGTCGTGGCCTTCGGCTCCGCCGGCACCGGCATGCGCTTCGACTGGCACGAAGAGAGCCGCGACAACGGCAACCAACTGGTTGTGTCCACCAACTCGATCTTCGGTGTGAAGAAGTGCCGCTTCAACGGCACTGACTTCGGTTGCATCGCGGTGGATTCTGCTGCGGCCAATCCGGGCTAATCAGTAGCGGGCGGTGAAAGCCGCCCCTCTGAATACAATCTTTCAATTTAGGAGATACTAAAATGGCAACTTTGACTGCAAACGCTGCAACTGCGCAGCAACCCTCTATCTCGCCGGATGCTGCCGGTGAGGTGTATGCCGTTCGCGGCGAAATCGCGCTGGCTGCTGCTCTGGCCCTGAACGACGTGATCGAAATGGTGAAACTGCCGGCCGATTGCGTGCCGGTGGACTTCATCATCGACACTGACGATCTGGACTCTGGCGCAACCCCAGCGCTGGCAATGGCTGTTGGCTTCACTGCTGGCACCAATGCCGAGTTCCGTGCTGCTGCTGCCGTCGGCCAAGCCGCTGGTCTGGTCCGTATGGACAGTGTTCTGGCTCCGCGCATCGCTCCGACTACTGCTGATCGTGTCGTTGGCCTCAAGGTCACGACCGCACCAGCAACCGGCGCAACGACCGGAACCATCGGCTTCACCCTGCAATACCGCGCGGCCCGTTACGGCGCGTAACAAACCGGTGGGCGGCTTCGGTCGCCCACTATCAACTACTGACGCAGAAACCATAAGGAGTGGTAGCTATGTTGATCAAATGCAAACTGAAACGCGAAGGCGGTTCCAAGATTAAGATCGGCGGGGAGGAGTATCACTTCGCCCCGGACGATAACGGCGACCATGTTGCCGAGGTGACAAACAAAGAGCATGCCAATCGTTTCCTCGAAATCAGCGAGGCATACGAGGCGGTTGGCGCGAAGAAGCAGGTGAAGGCCGTGCAGGCTCAAGCGCCTACCGAACCCGGCAATCCTTCTGGCACGACTGGTGACAATAGCCAGACTGGGGTTGAAGATACGCCTGTCGTTTCCGCTGCAGAGATCAACGCGATGGGCAAGAAGGAGCTGCTGGAGCTGGCCGCCGGTAACAATGTGCCGGTGAACGGCCTCGCGCCGGTTTCGACCTTGCGCAAGTCTCTCATCAAGGCATTGGGGGCGTAATTGTCTCTTCTGGCAGACCTCGAACCGCTGGTGATCCCGGAGTGCCATGGGGTTTCGTACCCGATAGTGCAGAGTGCTATCCGTGATGCAGTTCGAGAGTTTCTGCTGGAAACAGGAATCTGGATTGATGCTCTTCAAGCAATAAATACCGAGGCTGACGTTACTGAATATGCGCTCACCAAGCCAGCTGATTGTGAGATTGCCAGATTGAAGTCGGTGCGCGTCGGTGGGCGTCTGTGTGATCCAACAAGCGAGGACGCGCTGGACGAAGAGCATGGCGACCAGTGGGATCAACTGACCGGACAGCCGATCAAATACTACACGCGGGATGGCGGTGATCACATATCGCTGTTCCGCATCCCTACCGCAGTGCAGGAGATCAAGGTCCGCGCGGCGCTGACGATCAGCGAATCTGCGACGACTTACCCGGACTTCTTGAACACGAAGCACAAGCAGGCGCTGGCAGCCGGCGCGAAGTCGAAGCTGCAATTTATGACTGGCACGCCATGGGAAAACCCAAGTGCGGCATTGAACAATGCGGCCTTTTTCCAGAAGGCGAAGGATTCAGCAGCAACCGATGTCTTTCATGGGATGAACGGCACGGCGCGCAGGGTGAAGGCTCGATTCATTTAAGGGGGATGTATGGCGGTCACGAAGGTTATTGAACTAATCCGGCGCGCAGAAAAGATATTGAACGATGAGGGGGCGGTGCGGTGGACGAGACTGGAGTTGCAAGACTGGATCAATGACGCCTATAAAGAAGTTGTTTTATTGCGGCCAGATGCAAATTCGCAGACCGCCACCGTCACGCTTGCAGCCGGGACGCGGCAGAGATTAAGCGACGCAGGCACGATCAACCTACCTACCGCCATACGCGTTCTGGATGTGATCCGCAACATGGCGGCGACATCAAACAAGCGCGCCGTGCGTTTTGTTGATCGAAGGGTTCTTGACGATCAACTGCCTGGGTGGCATTCAGAAACAGAATCCGTGAATATCGTTCATTGGATGTTCGACATCCTCACCCCTAAAGAATTCTTGGTTTACCCACCTGCCACGGCACTTGCGCAGATCGAACTTGTTTATTCGAGTGTGCCTGCATCTCATGCGCTTAGTGCTGGCGCGCTTGATCCAGCCGGCAGCGATACGACCATCATCAATCTGGACGACATATACGCAAATGTCATTTTGGACTACCTGCTGTATCGGGCTTATTCGAAAGACGCCGACTACGCTGCAAACGGCCAGCGTGCAATCAACCACCTCAATTCATTCAACTCGTCGCTTGGCGCAAAAACAGCCATAGATGTTGCGACATCACCCGCGAACGTTACCCCAATGACGCAGCGCGGCGCTTAATAAAGGGGCACAGCAAATGAGTGCATGGTATAGAGCCGGATCAGTATCGGTCACAAACGGATCAGTCAGCGTCGTTGGAGTCGATACACTTTGGGCGTCACAGGCGGCTGTCGGCGATGCGTTTTCAATTGACGGCGACAAGCTGTATGAGATCGCTGCGATTACAGATAACACGCACCTTACGCTGCAATCAGCATATACCGGCACCACTGCCGGCGTGGTGTCATACGGCATCATCCGCAACTTCACTGGAACGACGCAGGCCGAACTTGCTGCGTCGCTTGCGGAGCTGCTGAATAGCTGGCAGACACGCGAGGACCAGTACCGTAATTGGCAGACTGGAACGGCCACCGGCGGAACCGCTGGTGATGGCGCGTATCCGATCACCGACATCCTCGGCAATACCTACAGCTATTACAGCCCTGCCAAGCTGAATAAGATTGCGTCCGGCCTGTTCGGACATAACACCTCTACCACGACAGGGCTAACGCTCGGGTATCTCGGAGGTGTGATGCTGGTAGATGGCGTAATTACGACCATCGCGGACGGCACGCTGGTGCTATCTGCCAGTTCGACCAACTATGTCGAAGCAACGCGCGCCGGCGTGGTGAGCAAGAACACGACCGGATTTACCGCTGGCAGAATCCCGATCCGTGAGGTTGTGACCGGCACGGCTGCAATTACCAGTATTGCCGAGCGCCTACCGCGCGATGTGCCTGTCATTGGCCGCCTGAGCAAGTCGGTTGCTGGGAACACGGACGTTACGCTGACCGCCGCCGAAGCGCGCAATCAGGTCATGGAGTTCACCGGCGCGCTGACTGGCAACATTTCCGTGATCATTCCGGCTGTTGCCAGCGTCTTTGTTATCGGGAATAGCACCTCCGGCAGCTACACTCTAACGGCCAAGACCGCCGCCGGAACCGGCGTGGCCGTCATGCAAGGCAAGCGTGCGCTGATGGAATGCGACGGAACGAATGTCGTAAACGCATTTACATCTGTGCCAGGGATTGGCGCGGCAGACATAGCCAACATCCCCGCAAACAACATCGCCGCTACGACAGTTCAAGCTGCAATCAATGAACTCGATGCTGAAAAGGCAAAGCTTGCAGGCGATTCCGCGCAGGATTTTACTGTAAAAAACCTTACTTCCACTGGCAATGTCACGCTAGGAGACTCCGCTGCTGATATACATGCAGTCAATGGCCCTATAGTGTTCAATCATGGATTTACTATTGGGGGCCAGTCTGTAACGGTAAGTAATATCGGCGTAGCAGGCACAGCAGGATTCGGAGTAGGAATCTGCCCCACTACACCAGCCGGAATGTTCCCATTAAGTAACGGTACGTTTAATCCATTCGATGCAGATTACGGAAACTATATCTACACCGATGGCAGCATCATGGTATGGATTCCTGCGTTTTACTACAAATACGGCACAGGATCTAATGGCTTGGCTGTGAACGCAGTGGACATTAAGCAATTAGGTTATTTCGTAACAGCCGCTAATTCTCCATTCAAGTCTGCTGCGCTATACGCTGATGAGGTGACTGCTGCAAATGCTGCTGGATACGCTATTCATCGAGCATTCTACGATGGCGGGGCATTGAAGTATGGCGTGTTTGTGGACAAATACAAATGCTCGAACAACGCAGGAACAGCATCGAGTATTAAAAACGGCAACCCATTGTCAAGCAACGCAGCAAACAATCCATTCAGCGGATTGACCGGCGCTCCAGCTAATGCTTACTATGGAGCAATAGCTGCCGCGAAGACGCGCGGCGCGAGCTTTTTCCCCGGCAGCCTGTTTATCAACAAGGCAATTGCTCTATTGTCTTACGCGCACGCTCAGGCATCAACATCCACAACCTGGTGCGCTTGGTATCACGCCACAAACAATTTCCCCAAGGGGTGCAACGACAATGCCTTAAGTGACCAGCAGGACGGAACGCTTACCTTCACGTCAGCCGGGAATGCAACATACCCTACAGCCAACAAAACCGGCAGCGCGAACGTGCTGGCTAAAACTACGCATAACGGGCAAGCCTGTGGTGTAGTTGATGTAAATGGAACGGTCTGGGAGATATGTATTGGGATTACGTCGAACGGAACAAACTACTACATCCTGAAAACGTCAGCCGCGATGAAAGACATCACCGCAGGCACAACTCTAGCAACAGACGCTTGGGGCGCAACTGGCATCGCCGCACTATACGATGACCTTGGAACAACGTATGGCGCTCTGTGGGCGACCGGCGCAAACAGAGTAACCAGCTATGGTTCCGCCTCTCAAGTATTCAGCGAAGCAACCAGCGGTAACTTATGGAATGCGACAGGTGCAGGGATTCCGTTAGCAGATGGCATTGGCGGAACCAATGCATTCGGCAACGACAGATTAACGGATTACAAGCAAAACCTGATGTGTCCCACCGTTTCTGGAGATTGGGCATACGCATCAATCGCTGGCGTGTGGGCGTTGTCTCTCAGCGGCATACGCACTACATCGAACAGCGGCGTTGGGTTGCGCGCGGCCTTGTATCTTTGAGCGATATTAGCTAATTCTGAACTTTAGAAAGGATTGCCATTATGACCACTATGATTGCTTACCAAAAATATATCGATCCGCTCATTACGCGCGAACTGTTACTGCCAACTGATGCATCAAATAACCATATTGGCACTGAGCTTGCGACAGTAGGCGGAATCACCTATGTCTGCCTACCGGATGGTGCAACGTTACCAGCAGAGCAGCCGCAAGAGATCGCCGACACCATTGCTGTCGTGGTGCTAACCGCCGAGCAGATCGTCGAAATCAAAGCTGCCAGCCCGCATGTTCGCCTAATAAATCGTCGTGTCGCAGAGATGATCGCTGCCGAATACAGCATGGCAGACGAGATTAAGCTATTGCGCACCGCTCCATCGGCAGAATTCGACGCATATAACGCACACACCGAGGCATGCAGAGCATGGGGCCGTACTGAAAAAGCCAAGCTGGGGCTGGCATGATTGGAATAACAGAAGCTCTAATCATTCTTTTTCTTTTAATACTTTGCGAAATAGTAGTGTCTATTAGCAGCATGGATAAAGACTTGGAAGGATATTAATGGAATACCTAACTAATATCCTCAGCGCATTCTCTCAACTTGCCAATGTCATCTTCCTAAATGGGAATCCAAACGAGTCAATATCAGGCAGAAGCTACCGCGAGAATTGGGAAGTTTCGCTGCGAATAATCAACGCCATATTTTTCTGGCAATCCAACCATTGCCGTGGCGCGCATCACAAAGATGTTGAGTGGGCAAAAGAGTTTTCTAAACTGTAACAAGGATCGGCAAATGACCGGGTGGGCTGTCCGACAATTCAAAGGCGTTGCGCCGCGCGCTGAACCTCGCTTGTTGCAAGACAATCAGGCGCAGGTAGCGACCAACTGCAAGCTGTGGCATGGTTCGCTGCGCCCGTTGCTGGTGAATCTTGCGGTTGCGACGACGCTGACCAAGCCCGGAACGATCCAGACAATTCACCGATTCGGGCACGACATCGCCTCCGATACGCAATACTGGTTCCATTGGGCATCAGATGTGAACGTGTGTCGTGGGCAGATATTCGGCGACGCTGCCGAGCGCACCTACTACACGGATGGAACGCTGCCAAAGGTGACGGACAACGCGCTGGCGCTCTCGGGAGGCGGCACTGACTATCCGAACGTTAGTTACGCGCTTGGAATACCGGCACCGGTGACGGCTATTACCGCGACGCCAGCGGGGACTGGATCTGGCATCGCCGAAACGCGCGTCTATACCTACACGTTTGTTTCTGGGTGGGGGGAGGAAGGAAAGCCGCAGGCATCGGGGTCTGTTGCCGCTGATGTACTACCAGGTCAAACAGTCGATCTATCTACAATGGACGGCGCACCGACCGGTGCCTACAACATTGTGGCAAAGCGGATATACCGATCAATGCTTGGCGAGTTTGTGTTCGTGGCAGAGATACCTGTGGCGCAAGTCACCTACAACGATGCAATTGACGGTGAAAATCTTGGAGAAGCGCTGCCTAGCCTGACATACAACATGCCACCCGCAGCGCTCACCGGGTTGACATCGCTTCCCAATGGCATGATGGCTGGATTTGTCGGCAAGGATTTGTATTTCTGCGAGCCGTACAAACCGCACGCATATCCTCTCGGATATGTTATGACGTTCGACTATGACATCGTTGCGCTGGGCGCTACCGATACAACGCTTATCGTGCTGACCAAAGGCATGCCCTATGCAGTGCAAGGGACACATCCGAGCAACATGGCGCAGGTAGTTCTGAATTCCCCTCAGTCGTGCGTGTCCAAGCGATCGGTGGCATTTATGGCTGGCGGCGTGGTGTATGCCTCGCCGGACGGCATGTTCATCACCAACGGCGGAGCGGAACCAGTCAACCTGACCGAGCAGATATTTACAAATAGCGAGTGGCGCTCTTTCTTCAAGCCAGACTCAATTCATGGCTATGTCTATGATGACAAGTACATTGGCTTCTACAACAACGGCACAACATCCGGCGGTTTTGTCATCGACCCAAGAAAGGGTGACTTCACCATGCTGGACTGGTATGCCACTGCCGGCTACTACGACCCGCAGCGGGATGCGCTGTTCTTGGTGGTGGCTGGTGCGCTAGTGAAGTTCGACGAGGGAGCGACCTACCAGACTGCAGTATGGCGCTCAAAGATTTTCTATTCCCCGCATGCGATCAATCTTGGCGCAGTTCGAGTTGAGGCTGCCGCATATCCAGTTAGTTTGCAGGTATTTGCCGATGGCGCATCCATTGGAATATTCTCGATCACCAGCAAATTCCCCCAGCGATTGCCGTCTGGATTCATGGCGAACACATGGGAATTTGAGGTTACTTCAGTTGTCGAGGTATTTTCAGTGGCAATGGCGCAATCAATGATGGAACTGGCAAATGGCTAAGTGGGGCGGATTAGGATCCATTACTTCGGCGCTTCCTTCTGACCTGCGCAACTTCCTGCAGCGTGTGAGGGAAACGCTTGATCTGGCCATGGCCGGTGCGAATCGGTTTGTTACGGTCAACGATCTGGTGTCCGGTAACGTCGCCGCCACCGATGCGCGCGGCAATGTCATCGCGCTAGATTCTGCGCTGTACGACGCCACACCTCCGCCAGCGCCGACCGGGTTGGTTACTGCCGGCGCACTCACCACCATCATGCTGCAGTGGGATACGCCGGGCTATGGCAACCACGCACACACTGAAATATGGCGCGCTGCGACGGACAACCTCGGCGTGGCTGCGCTGATCGGCACGGCCAGCGGCGTGCTGTATGCGGATTCGGTAGATGCCGGATCGTCGTATTTTTATTGGGCGCGCTTCGTTTCGCGCGCCTCAATTGAGGGCGCATACAACGCAACGGCCGGCGTGAATGGCACTACCAGCCAAGACCCGACCGAGTTGTTGGCCATCCTCACCGACCAGATCACTTCCAGCCAGCTCCACGCGACGCTTGGCAGTCGGATCAACCTGATCGACGCGGTGAATACCGGGCTGGTGACGCAGGTAGGCACAGCAAGCCAGTCCATCGACGACATGGCCGCCGCGCTGATTCAATCCACGCTGGACAAGGCCGACTTGCTGGACAGGTTGGCACGCGAGCGCGCGATCAGCGACGCGACGGTAACGATCGATCCGCTAACCGGCTCGGTGACGCTGCTGGCCGAGGCGGCAATCACGACCGATGTAGAGGCGCGGATCACGACAGTAGAGACATCGGTAAACGCTGCGGCCGGAACGGCCAATACCGCGATCTCACGCCTAGATGTCATCGGCACGGTCGATGAGTTTGGAAATCCGCAAAACGGCGTACTGAATGCCATGAACACAGCGATCAACGCGAACACGGACGGAATCGCGCTCAAGGCAGACTCGGCGTATATCGATAGTGCTGTTTTGGCGATTAACGCAAATGTCGAGACTGCGGTTCTTTCACCTGTTGCGCTCATGCGACTGTTCCTTGCTGGAGGAAACGCCATTCCGATAATGCAGGCGGCGCATATCAGAGTGGCGAATGCCGAGCAGACACTAACGACGCACACAGATCAACTTGTAGCCGAAGCGCAGGCAAGGCTGACGCTGGCGGCGCTGGTGGATCAGAACATCGCGGCAATACTGAGCGAGCAGACTGCCAGAGCTGATGCTGATTCTGCGTTGGCGTCTGACATAACGCAGGTTCAGGCTCGACTCGACACCGGTGACTACGCTGCGGTCAAGGAAGAATCATCTGCCAGCGCCAGCGCGATTACCGGGCTGTCGGCCGAATATAGCCTCAAGCTGGATGTAAACGGGTATGTTTCTGGGTATGGCACTGTCAACGATGGAACCAGCAGCGAGTTCCTGATCGCAACCGATAAGTTCGGGATCGTCGCTCCGACGCTGAATTCTGACACTGAGCCGGCGACCAAGTATCACGGCCTGATCTGGAAGAACACCAGCGCAAGTACGGTTGCCGGCGTTCTGGCTGGGGAGTCGAGGCGCTGGGTTGTTGTAGGGGGCGCTGGATCATGGCAGCCGGTCGGCTTTGGTGCGATGCCATTTGCCGTGCTGACTACTGCAGCGACTATCAACGGGGTGGCGTTCCAGCCCGGCGTGTACATAGATGGGGCAAGTATCGTCGAGGCGTCTATCGGTACAGCGCAGATCGGTACGGCAGCCGTGGATTCAGCCAGTATTGCTAATGGCGCGATACACGACATCCATGTTAATGACCTTGCGGCCAGCAAGATAACCACTGGCACATTACAGGCGAGCCAGCAGATCAGTGTCGGCGATTCTGTGGTTATCAACGGTGCTGGGCATATCAGGACATTCGGGGCTGGCAACGTCGGGGCCAGAGACTACAGCAGCCTTGAGTCCGGTAACCTGTACCTATACAGGTACATCGTGAATACCGGCCAAACAGTGCAGTACAACTACCTTTCCCGTATGGAATCCGGTATCGCCAACAGCGGCGACACGGTTGCCATTCCGGGGTATTTCAGGAACCAGCCGAAGGTGATGGTTTCCCCCGCCGGGATTGGCTTGTATAAGCAGGCATACGCGAATCAGGATCAGTCGCTTACCTGCGCGGCAACAAACATTTCCGAAACATCGTCTGGATCTGCGC